GCAGATGAGGGTTTTAGCTAAGCGGAGAGGTCTCGCAGTTCCTTCACATGAGGTTTTGCATGGACTGTGCGACGAAAGATTAATTTGCCCGGATTGCGGAAGGCTAATGAATTGGCTGTCAGAGGATGGGATGTCTTCAGTGGCATCTCTTCAGCACTACAGGGATGGTTCGTTTGGAATAGTGTGCCGGTCATGCAATACCCGACACGCTTACATGCAGGGAGATAGCTTCAGAGATATCCCCTCCGACCACAAATATTGCCCCTGCTGCAAAACATCTAAAAGCCGATCTGAATTTTATGTGGATGCCGGCAGATCTGGCGAGCTGAAAACAAAGTCGCACTGCAAAAAATGCAGCGATGAAGCCATCAATAACTGGAGAAAATCTAACCGTGAAAAATACAACGATCAGCAACGAAACTACAGAGCAAAACGGAAAGCAGAAGGCAATCCCGTTCGTGGAAGAGGCAAATCTGCGTGACTACTTTGCGGCTAAGGCTATGCAGGGAATCATCAGCAGCGAATGCAACTATGGAGCGTTTAGTGATTTAGCAAGCGATGCATACAGCATTGCCGACGCAATGCTCCGCGCCCGGGAGGCATCATGACAGTCACCCACAACGGCAAGCAGTACACCGCCAAAAAGCTCAACGATAACGAGTGGCAACTGACATCGATATCGGCACCGCGCGACAAGCTGACACTGAACCGCTGGCAGATGCATATCGCTGGCCTCCTGAAACAGGTTGAGGTGAAGGTATGATCAATCACTACGGCACCACCCCGCTCATTCGCCAGTGCGTCACGCCCGGCATGATGGCATTGCATGAAGGCCGCACCTATCGCGTCTCAGCAGTAATTCAGGAGCGCAAATGGGTTTACCTGCACACCGATGCAGAAATTATCCGCCTCAGTGACTGCGTGATTGACGTCCTTCTGGACGGTCACGGCAACCCTATCCAGCACTAACAACCCCATTCAACCGATCGGCCTGGCTTTCTGCGGGCGGCATCTGCACATCCAAATTTCAGGAGTTCAGCCATGAACGCATACCTCACTTACGACCGAATCGAAGATCGGCGCTGGGTTGAGCAGCAGCTTACCGACGAGAAGGAGAAGTGGATCGACGACCGGGCGCAGCAAATCATCGACATGATGCCAAAAGAACCGTCCGGCCTCTTCCACTTCTCCGTACCGATTGACTCCAGCCCATACGAAGGACTTCGCAGCGATAAAGCTGGCGAGGCTTACAACGATTTCATTTCGGCAGTTGCTTACGCCCAGGCGGAATACGACTGGGAACACCGTACCGGCTGCCCGTTTTAATTTTTGAGGGATTTAACAATGAGTACTGCACTTTCCACCATGGCCGGGAAACTGGCCGCACGCCTCGGCATGGATGCCGGTACAGACCTGATGAATACGCTGAAGAATACAGCGTTCAAAGGTGGCAACGTCACGGACGAGCAGTTTACAGCCCTGTTGATCGTCGCCAACCAGTACGGCCTGAACCCATGGACAAAAGAGATTTATGCCTTCCCAGATAAAGGCGGGATTGTCCCGGTCGTCGGCGTTGATGGATGGGCTCGCATTATCAACGAGCATCCTCAGTTTGACGGCATGGAGTTCTCTTACGACAAGGAAGAAGGCGCGTGCACCTGCAAGATTTACCGCAAAGACCGCAAGCACCCGACAATAGTCACCGAGTATATGGGCGAGTGCAAACGCAATACTCAACCCTGGCAGTCCCACCCTACCCGCATGCTTCGCCATAAGACACTTATCCAGTGCGCGCGTCTGGCCTTTGGTTTCGCTGGCATCTTCGACCAGGACGAGGCAGAGCGAGTGATTGAAGGAACAACGGCAGAGGTTCATGCGGGCCATGAATCAGATAGCCGTCGCCCGGATCTGATCGCAAAAGGTGAGTCAGCCGCGCGCCTTGGAACCGTTAAGTATCAGGAGTTCTGGGTGGCGCTGAGCGCTGAAGAGAAGCAGGTGATCGGCGCAGTTGAGAAGCGACGCATGTATGACATGAGTCTTGCTGTCGACAACGCCGAACCTGTCAATGGCGCAGAGACGGAGGCTGAATGATAGAGCAACGCACCCCTGAATGGTTTGCTGCGCGCTGCGGCAAGGTCACAGCCAGTCGCCTGGCTGATGTCATGGCCAGGACTAAGTCGGGCTACTCCACCAGCCGCCAGAACTACATGGCCGAGCTGATTTGCCAACGACTGACCGGGAAGCTGGAGGAAGGGTTTTCGAATGCCGCGATGATGCGCGGCACTGAACTTGAGCCAGTGGCGCGCGAAATGTACGCGCTGAATGAGTTCGATGCGGAAATCACTGAAGTTGGACTCATCGATCACCCAACCATACCCGGATTCGCAGCCAGCCCGGACGGACTTGTTAACGACGACGGGCTTATCGAAATCAAATGCCCCAACACCTGGACCCATCTTGAAACGCTGAAAACTGGCGAGCCAAAGCGCCAGTACATGCTGCAAATGCATGCGCAGATGATGTGCACCGGGCGGAAATGGTGTGATTTCGTTAGTTTCGATGATCGCCTGCCGCCTGATCTCGCCTATTTCAAGAAGCGCATTCATTTCGATGAAGAGCTGGCGCGCGAAATCGAGTCTGAGGTTAAGAGCTTCCTTGATGATCTGGAATCGGAAATTCAGAAAATCACAGAGCGTGCAGCATGAAACGCACGCCCTTCTATCGCAGGCCCGGGCGAGCCGGGCAATTCTCCGGCCTCCGTGAACGCGTTATCTGGATGATTCAGACGCGCGGCCGCCCGGTAACCGGCAGCGAAATCGCCGAGAAGTTTGGCGTAACGCTCATCGAGTTTAACCGGGTAGCCAACGGGATCACTCGCGGCTCCGGACAGATAGCGCAGATCGTTGAGTCGGAAAAGTGGATCAACGAGGACGGCATCTGCGACCGGACTTTCGACCTGGTAACGAAACCAAAGGTCGTAACGCCGCAAGGTAAATCGCGGCTGTTCACCCGGCGCGCAATACAGCAGTCGCAGGAAGGCAGACGGCAGGAGTGCATTGAACGTGCCGCCCGCCGTAGCCGCCTGATTGCCGCAGGCCTCTACATCGACGAAATGGAGTCAGTGCTATGAAAGCATGGTCACTCGAAGAGCTGGCGCTGCTGTGGCGACACTCAAACGCCGAAGTCTCGGAGATTGCCGGCCGCAGCATTGAAGAGGTCGGGGATAAGCGGCTGCAAACCAATATTGAGCGTAATGGCTGGGATGTTAACGATCCGGAGCGGGAGGATATATGACGGATTTCACCGGCAGCAACACGCCAGCGGATCAGCGCGACCTCTGGCGCACTCCACCAGCCATCTTCGTTTCCCTTGATGCTGAGTTTTGCTTCCAACTGGATGCCGCCGCAGCGCCGCATAACGCTCTGTGCCGCAAGTTCATCACTGCCGAGCAGAACACGCTGGAAACGCCATGGGCTGATTACCTAAGCATTCCCGGCTACGTCTGGTTGAACCCACCTTACAGCGATATCACGCCGTTCGTGAAAAAGGCCGCCGCCGAGAGCGCCAATCAGATCGGCACGGTCATGCTGGTACCGGCAGACACTTCGGTTGGCTGGTTTAAGGAGGCTATCCAGACCGCCAGCGAGGTTCGCTTAATCACCGCCGGACGGCTCGCATTTATCAACCCGGTCACCGGTAAGCCTGTCAGCGGAAACAACAAGGGCTCAATGCTCATCATCTGGCGACCGTACCCGCGTACACACTGCCACTTCGCAACTGTGGACCGGGACGAGCTTATGGCTTTCGGAGCGAAACTTCTCGCCCGTCGGGAGGCCGCATGACGCCAGAAACAGACAACGCTATCCGCGCCGCCTGCCGCCGATGCACCGAGGAAATCCAGCAGGCCATGCGCAAGAAGCCAAAGCCTAACTGGAACGAAACGGTGCCTCCCATCATCAACAAACATCACAAGAAAATTGAAGCCCTGGGAGTTAGCCTCCTGGAGTTCGTCGTATATACAGGCAGGCTTAATCGCCGCTTCGGAGTTGAATCGTGAAAGTTTATATTGCCGGGCCCATGAGCGGCCTACCTAATTTTAACCGCGCCGCTTTCAACCATGCGCATGTTTTCCTCGGGTCGAAAGGTCATGTGGTCCTTAATCCCGCACTGCTCCCGGATGGATTAACTCAGGCGGAGTATATGGACATCTGCCTATCAATGCTTCGCTGTGCTGATGCTGTTTTCATGCTGCGTGGCTGGGAAAAATCTGCAGGCGCCCGCGCGGAGAATGCCCTGGCCGAGAAGCTGGAAATGGAAATTATCTTCCAGGAAGAGGATCGCGCCGCATGAACAGAGCCTCACCAGTTGATTTGAGAAAAAGCCTCGAAATTGCCAACCATCTTGCGCACATCGGCATTCGCTTTGTGCCGATCCCGGTGGCGACCGAGGAAGAGTTCCAGACGCTGGCCGCCGAGCTATCTCGACGGCTTGAGCAGATGGCAGTCGAAGTCGAGAAGAATTATGGCGGTGCAGCATGACGGCACTTATCACCAGGTCGCTAAAGCGGCCTTTTTTATTACTGGCGTTCACCTTCAACCGAATTAACCGACAGTTCCGGGAACATTGAGCATGGACATCATCGATACCGCAGCAGAGATTGAAGAGCTTCAGCGTAACGCTGCCCTTTCCGCTCACCGCATCGACCGTAACGCCGTATCAGCTGAGCATTGTGCTGAGTGCGACGAACCAATTCCCGAGCCGCGGCGCGCTGCCGTTCCCGGCTGCCAGACGTGCGCGGAGTGCCATGGCGTGATCGAACTGAGGAATAAGCAGCGAGGTGCGTGATGTTTGCACTCATTCAACGAGGTCAGATTTACGCTGACCAGCACGGTTGGCCCGTCATCATCCACAGCTGCACATCACAGATAGTCCGCTACTGGCGTCAGGGCCGGATCAACACCGCTTCAATCGACCGATTCAACAATGATTTTGAGCACCTCGATCACCGTGAGGCGGCGCAGATACGCGCCGAACTCGAGGCTACAGAGCATATTAAAAAATTAAGGAGCATGAGACATGATCGGAATACTCAAGCCGGTACCGGAATCTCAGTGGCCGGTACGATGCCACGACCCCAAACGGAGCAACGTGTGGGCTAACTCTTACTTTCTGGTCCAGGAGTTTCAGGAAGAGAACGGCGTCATCCGTCTAACGGTTAACACCACCAGCATTGGCAGTTCAGGTCGGTGGAAGGACGGCATCAGCTGGGATGCATTGCAGGAAATTAAAAACGCAGTCGGCTATCAGGACCGGGATGCCGTAGAGATTTTCCCGGCGCAAAAAGACCTGGTTAACGTAGCAAACATGCGTCACCTGTGGATTGTTCCCGAATCTATCCCTTTCGCATGGCGAAAAGATGGACATTAAGACAACCTGCCCCGGTTGGGGCCATAGGAGGGCATCTATGAAAGAAGAGATTTTCACCAGAGATGAGGCTGCCGCTTTCCTGAAACTGGATAAAGGCACGGTGGCTCAATGGATTAAGTCTGGCCGCCTGGCTGCTACCAGAAAGAATCCTCACAAGAAAAAAAGCCCTTACCTGATCTGCAAAACAGACTGTATTGCAGCAGTGAAGAACCCGATCCACAATCAACCCGTGAATGCGGTTGATGTGCAGGAGGATAAAGCATGTCAATCAAACAACGTGCCGGTACGTGGCACTGCGACTTCGTTACGCCTGGTGGAAGTCGAATTAGACGGTCTCTTGGGACAACGGACAAAAGGCAAGCGCAGGAACTCTATGATCAGCTGAAAGCTGAAGCATGGCGAGTTGATAAGATGGGGGAGTTTAAGCCGCGAACGTTCGATGAAGCGTGCGTTCGCTGGCTTAACGAAAAGCAGCACAAGAAAAGCCTGGACGATGACAAAAGCCGGATCGGATTCTGGCGGATGCACTTCAAAGGAATGGACCTGTCAGCAATCACGGAAGACAGGATCTTGTCGGCGGTGAGTTCGATGGTTAATCGCAAACATCGAATGAACTGGGAGGCTAAACGGGACAGCCTGCTGCGAAGAGGTAAGCCGGCTCCTGAATTTAAGGATAAACCAGCGTCGCTGGCGACGAAGGCGACGCACCTTGCTTTCATCCGGGCGCTGTTACGGTGCGCGGCCAACGAATGGCGATGGATAGCCAAAGCGCCGAACATCAAATGCCCGGTGCCGAAAAATAAGCGTATTCGCTGGCTAACCAAAGAGGAAGCGGCGAACCTGATCCGGGAGCTTCCCGAGCATATGAAGCCAGTTGTTATTTTTGCACTGGCGACAGGGCTGCGCAGATCGAACATCACCGATCTGGAGTGGTCACAAATTGATATGCAGAGGAAGGTCGCGTGGATTCACCCCGAGGACGCGAAAGCAGGAAGGGCGATTGGGGTCGCCCTGAACGAATCGGCCTGTAAGGTGCTGCGGGAGCAACTGGGGAAGCATAACCGGTGGGTCTTTGTTCACACTGAATCATCCGTTCGCCCGGATGGAACGAGAACAAAGGCAGTGCGCAAAATGCGGTCTGATGCTAACACGGCATGGCGCGCGGCGTTAAGGCGGGCGGGAATAGAAAATTTCCGCTTCCATGACCTGCGGCACACCTGGGCAAGCTGGCTTGTACAGTCCGGCGTGCCACTCAGTGCGCTACAGGAAATGGGCGGGTGGGAAAGTATCGAGATGGTGCAGCGTTATGCGCATCTGGCACCGAATCACCTGACGCAGCATGCCATGCAAATCGACTCATTCCTGGCGGGGAATGGCACAAATATGGCACAAGGCGCTTTTGCTGAACTGGTGAATATCGCGTGAACCCGCGTGGTTAGTGGTGCCGATAATAGGAGTCGAACCTACGACCTTCGCATTACGAAT